GGTTAAATTTAGATAAGTAATCTAAAACTCCTCTTAAATTTTCTTCTGTCGGTTGGCCTTTGTATTTTTTAAGTTGCTCCTTGTTTTCTAAGAAAACATCATATTGAGCAGCTCCTTCTTTTTGTTTGTAAGTGTTATCTAAAGAAACTAAAATGCTTTCTTTAAATCCATCAACAGCTAATTTTTTATACTTCTCAACGTCTACCACTTCCGGTATGCCATTTTTGTTGTTTACTACTTGTATTTCGTTTTCGCTTTGAGGCACTCCCGCAACTAGTTTGTATCCTTTTTCAGCAGCTAAATATTCAGCAGCGTCTATTCCTGTTTTATCAGCAGCAACACTTGCTCTAGCATAATCTGTTAAAGATTCTTGAAAAGCTTTGTTTTTTCTATAACCTTTACTATATGTTAAGTCACCTTCAATACCTTCAGTAGAAGAAACCATTTGACCAAACCTTTGTTTTCCTTTTACAATCAAGTCATTGTCAAAAGCAGTATTGTAATAGTTCATCAAACTTAAATCGTTTGAAACAGGGCTTTTTATTACTTGTCCATTAGTCACATAACTAGATTCAAGAATTTGAGTTTCTGGGTTCCATTCAACAGACTTATTCACACCACCCATTTGATCTACCCAAGTAGCTACTAATTGAGTAGTAGCTCCACTTTTTCCGTCAGTTACTTTCTTAATAAAGTCTTGATAAGAAGATTGATAAGTAGTGGCGTTGTTTTTAAATATTTGATACTGAGTATTTAAAGAGTTTACTGCAATTTTATATTGAGTAGCACTAATCTCACCATTATCATACTGTTCTTTTATTTTTTGATTAGCATCGCCAATGTTTTGAATAGCAGATGAAAAATATTTACTTTGGTCTGGAGTGACTCCTTTTGGAAGTTTTTGAATTTCTCCCGCCATTGTTTGGTCAGTTAAAGCTGTCTCTGCTTTTTGTTTTTCACCTGCAGCGAATGCTCCACCTAGTGCTGTAGTTAAGCCACCACTAATTGCTCCCCAGTCAACAGTAGTCTTTTCAACATCTCTCTTTACGTAACCTAATCCTGGTGCTGCCATTTTTAATTATTATATAAACCTCCCTGTTACAGGATCATACATTCTTCCATCAGGCAAAAATTGTAAATCATTTCCCTGTGTTAAAAATCCCATACCCGAACCTCCCGTTGCTGTTCTAGCTGGTGATGCATTTACACCCCCTACTGAAGTAAGTGGAGCTTGCTGACCGCCAGCAAACATTCCTTCAAACCCTTTTTGAATCTGCATTGGAGAAACACCTGCAGCTACCATACCTGTATAATCCCCGACTATAGATGCCGGAGCTTGTAAAGCTTGTTGCCTTCCTTGAGTCATTCTTTGTTGTGCTTCAGCAGCTTGTTGCTGAAAACCTTTTGCTTGAGCTACATCTAAATTAGCTATTCTAGTTAATCTAGCTTGTTCACCTTCTGCAATATCTTTTTCTAAACCTTGAATATCTTTTCTTTTTTGCATCTCCAAAGCTTGCCTTTGTTTATTAGATTGTTGTGCTAGTCTACTTCCTTGAGCTGCAGCCAATCTTGGGTCTTCACCTGCAGTGACATCTAATACAGTAGATAAGTCTTGGCTTATTTGTTCACTAGCAGTATCATACAAACTAGTATCAATAGCTCTCATTCTTTGAGTGTTTACATCAGCACTTTGATATGCTTTGTCTATGTATTTTTGAGCTTGATCTGTAGCGGTTTTCAAATCACTTTTAGCTTTAGACGCTTGGTCTAGGCTAAAAAGAGCACTTGCCCCTTTAGTGATTCCGCTTATAATTAACATTGTAGCTGGATCCATATGCAAATATACTAAATTACGGGAAACTTTTCATTGATTCTGAGCCAACGGAGAATAATTCTACTTTAGAAGTTGAAGTATTAGTTAGTTCATACTCACAGTAATGCCCCATTACACCGTGAGATTCTGCTACTGTATTCTTAACATATAGTATAAAATCACCATTACTAGGGGCGCTTGCGCCTGCAATTGTTGTGTTTATAGTAACAACTTGACCAGTTAGTGCTGTTACTACACCGCCTAATGATGGGGTCGACCCATAATAAACCATATCTCCTATGCTAATAATACTACCTATGTTTACCGAACTAGCAAAAGTCAGTGTGGTTGTTGCAGGTGTGGTAGCATCAACAGTAGTTACGTTTGCTATTCCGTTAGCATATCTCATTAACAAATTAATATCTGTTTCTAAAAACCTAATAAAAGCAAAGTAATTACCTTCTTTCTTTTCAAAATAAGTATCTGCAATACTACCTACTTGAGGTAAGTCAGTTGCTAAAGTAGCTGACCAAGGGGCATCTGATTCTAAAATAAGTGTTTTAAATAATTTATTTTCTAATGGACCCTTGTTAAATACACTTTTAATAGTTGTGTTGTATTGAACACCATAAAAGTTGTTTCTTAAAGCGTTAGTATTGTGCCTATACAATTGACCATTGTTAAATGTATATAAATAATTGTTCATACCTTGAGTATACTCAGGTATAAATGAATAAAAGGAAGGCCATCCTTTTACTGCTGGACTATATGATAATGTTATTTCTGCCATAATTTAACCTGAACATTGACTTACTTGAACAATTCTTCCGCTGCTTTGTCTTAACCAATACGTATCAACTACTGTTGGATTTGGATTAACATATAAATAATAACCATCAGCTGCAGGTACTGTCATTGCAGCATCATTGTAAACGACTGTCGCTTCTGAAGGAACTGCCGCATCTAGGAAGTAAGGCCCTAATACACCTGTCCCGCCACAAACTATACTTTCTGTTGACCCAAAAGATAAATTAACTTGAGTTGAACTTCTGTAGTCGTATATTAAATACAAGTTAGTGTAATTAGTTGGAGTTGAGTCTGGATTAGCGTAATTAAAAGAACCCTCAAAAACTCCTGTAGATGTGTTAGATATAGTTAAATTAGTACTAGCAGCTAACAAAGAAATAATATCTGCTTGAGTATTTGCGTAAGTAGTATTACTTAATAAGTGTAATAACCTGTTTCCGTTATTAGTGTTAAAGTCAAATGAATCAGACCCTGTTTTAGCTGATTTAACTGTAACAACCGATTCTGGAGTTGGTGTAGTTCCAATAGCTACTTGAGAAGCATATGCCTGATACTGAGCCACTCTTTGTGTTCCAACCCCTGTTCCTGTTGCTACATTTGTAAAGGTTACAGGTTGATTAATAAGTGGGCTAGACACAGAAGGGGTTAAATTACTAGAAGCCCATTCATATTGATTATGTATGGTTGGAGCTAATCCTGTAAATTCGTTATTTAAACATATTTGATATACATTAATAACAGCTGCAGTTGGACACTGAGCGGTAATTGAATAATTTGCGGACACTCCCACTACAGCCACTGTTACAACAGCAGTTTCAATAGAAGGAATGTTTTTATTAAACTGAAAAGTTCCGCTTCCTGTAACACTTCCTGAACTAGTAGTGGCTCCATTATAAGTAACTGATATATTTATGTTTCCACTAGTTACATTGTAATCAATATCCGTAGTTCCTATAGAAGCACCTAACTTAACGGTGTAAGTAAAGCTTGCGGTTTGGTTGTTAAACTCTAGCTCTGATCCGCAGTTTACAGTCTGAGCTTCTACTGGCAATGTTCTATTATTACTACTTAACACATACTCATTCATATAAGGATCGTATCCTCCTATTTTTTGAGTATTAAAATCATCTATAAACAAGTCTCTAAAGTAAGACCTCATTCCGGCTTGTGATATAACCTCTAGTGATTCATTAGAATAAGAGCTACCACTTAACTTAATTACTGCACCACGCTTTGAATCCGTAAAATACTTGTCATATCCAAATTCTGCATAGCTTTCTGGATTATGGCTAATGCCATATTCTTCTAAACGAGCTACTTGATTACCTAAAATAGTAGGTGTTGATGTGACATTAGACAAACCGTCAGCTGAAGTAAGCACGTTTTTATTAACCAACACATAAGATATCTTGTCTTCTTGTAACACTAGTAAATCATTCTGTCTTGCTTTAAGCAACTCAATATTTCCAAAGTCTTCATTTAAGTCTTTGAAGTTTAGAATACCTAAATTAAATTCGTTAGTTCTATTTAGCTTAGTTTCATCATTATATATACCACTATAAGTAATAGAAGCATTTCTTCTTTTCTGTCTAAACTCACCCTCTGATAAAGTAAATACTCTTTCACCAATATTGAGAGCGTCTTCTTTGAATGAGTCTTGTATTTTACAACTCTCCATACCATTACTCCAACAATAAGAGTTAAAAAAGTTAGTAAGCACAATTGCATCTGCGTTAACAGTTCCGCCTTCTACAGGAGTAGATGCTCCAAATGCCACATCTAACACTATGGTATTTGCGTCTGGTTTTTCTAATACTGTGTGTTGTCCGTTGTATTGTGGATTGGTTGGAGATAAATTAGTTTGTTGCACATTCACTATGTCACCTACAGAAAAGGGAGCGGTAGTTAAGCCTGTTCCTCCTGTACTAGTGAGTGCTAGGTTTCCACCATAAATTTGTGAAGCAGGTAACCCTTGTGAAGACCTGTAAGTATTATTTTGGGCATTGTCATAAAAAGCCCAGTTGTTTTGGTTCTGTAAATTACCATCGTGCAAGTCTCCGTTAATATCAAATACTTCATTTCCTTCATAGTAAAACTCATCTGGAGTATCTTCGCCATCTGTTTCAAATACCACTAAACCATCAGGGATATTACTTAAAACAACTTTAGCGCTTATTTTTGAAGTTCCATTATTTTGCCATTGTATAATAGTTGGAAAAGAACTTTGAAATCCAATAGCGTTTCCTCCACTTACATTAAAACTTACAGAATGAATAGCGTTTGATGTTGTTATATTACCTTCAGTTGGAACAACAGGATTGGCATCATTAACCATAAGCGTGTTGTTTAATTGAAATTTATAAGAAACTCCTTTATTTCCAGAATAATTAACGCTTGTGCCAGGGAAAAATTTTTGATTATTTACAAATTGACTATCAATCATATCTTCTAAATTCTCAGCAAAAGTAGAATATGTTTGATAAGTTTTATTAGCGGTTCTAGTAATGTCTAGCTTACTATATTTGAAAAACATTTCACTTGTTCTTGTAAAAAAAGGCTCTGGCTGTTCACGCTCACAAGTTATTTTAATCGTGATGTTAGACCCTTCTGGAATAGAAGTGCCGGTAAATTTACCAGACAATCCACTAATAACTGTTTGAATTCCTTTTCCGTTTCCAGTAATATTTTTTTCTGAAGCTTGTGCTTTTTCTGTAGTAATAATATTACCTGCGTCTAATCTATAATTACCACCCGGAGAAAACTTAGCATATACCCCAGGCCCTGGGTAAGTTGCAGCGGCAGTATCTATATTTGGAGATGTGCTTTTAGCTAAACAAGTCGCCTCTACAAAAGAAACTAAAGGCCCGTTAATGTCTCTTTTTACAGTATATGTTTCTCCATCAGTAATTTTTTGAGCGGTTTCCCCTTCAAGTAAACACCAAAACTGAGTTGTGTCATCTAGGTCTGGTTCAGCTCTAATAATAAATATAGTATCGTAATTTAATTTAGAGGGTTTGATTGCAAACTTATAATATTTAGCCCAAGAAGGAGCTTTTTGACTAACTGGTATGTTTACTTGAGCTCTGTTAATTATTGTTGAATTAGAGGGGGGTACATTAATACTACTATCCAAACTAACTAAAGCAGTACTTGATCTAGCATAGTCATCCATATAAACCATAGCTAAATCATAGTCTCTATTACTATGCAAAGTCTCTTTACCTCTACTAATATCGAACTCAAAAGAAGAGCTTATAAATTCTAAACCTTCAAATGATTTTGTGGAACCTGTTTCATATACCATCATTAGTGATTGTATAGTAACTTGAGTTGGTGTAGCAATATCAAAAGTTTCTAACAACCCTGTTTGCCCAGTTGGATAAGCCGGAGAAGCTGGGGTTGATGCTGCTGCTGCTGCATTTGGAACAGCTGAATTTACAGGAGTTGCTGCACTACTAGTTACACTATTAGTAGCGGGGCTAATTATTACGCTATTATTAATAAAATCTGTTGCTGTTGATCCTGTAGATGCATCACTAAATGGTTTGTAAACAGGTGTTGCTGTGGCTAACCCTGTTCCAATTAAGTTTTCAAAATCTGTGCTACCAACAAAGGATGCTACATCTGGATAAGTATTAGTTAGTTGAACATTAGAACTTATAGTTAAAGTAAACCCTCCTGTTGGCCTAGTTAGGTTTAAAACAGAAGCATTTTGGTTATATATATTACCACCAGTTGCGTAGCTTTTTAAAGTAGCATTAAAAGAAACAAAACTTCCTTGAGTGAATTGTGTTAGTCCAAAATCAAAAACAGCTTTTGAATTATCTACACTAACTGTGCTTGGGGTAGAACTCCCGTTTAATACCTGGTAGTCAGAAGAGACAAACACTCCAAGAATGGGTTCAATATTACTTTGAGCTCCTGACAAACTGGTAACATAATTTAGTTTAACATCGTTTCCGTCTGCAGACTTCATATCGTATCCATCTACATAATTACCAAACATTAATCTGTTTCCAGAGCTAGTTAAAGCTTTTGCCTTTAAAGGAACATTATCATAAAGTCTTAAACTTTCATTAGCAGACAATACTCTAAACACTTCTTTATTTCTAAAAAATATAGACTGTGTTGAATTATCAGCCCAACCCAAGTCAGATTTATTATACTTATCAATTACTTTAATAACAGTACTTGAACTTTCTTTATAACAAACCTCTATTTCTTTAACTAAATTAGAACCCGTGCTAAAAAATACAGTTGCTGCATTGTATGCATTAACCATTGATTCGTTTTTAATAGTGTTAAAATCGACCTCAACTAAATCAGGGTTTTCAGGCTCAAAAGCAGGAAGGCTAAATGGGGATAACGCAGAGTACTCTCCATCTTCATACTTAAATCTATAAGCAAATGAAATAAACTTGTCTGTAAAGAAACTTTGATCGTCACCATCAGCACTAGATAAAGTAAAAGTAGGCGGGCTAATAGGTGGCTTAACTATAAGATTTATTTCATCTTCTGTTATTTGGTCCACACCACCAATAGGAAAAGCATAAGACCTATCTACATTTATTTTTCTAGGTGGATTTAAATTATCTGTAAATATTAAAAACCTGTCTATTAGCTCAACCCCTGTTATTAAATTGCTTGGGTTAAAGTTTAATATGCTAGTAGATATAATGTGGTATATAGTGACAGATGTCTTTACATTAAAAGAAATAATTAAGTCAACTACTGAAGGATCAGTTACAAACCAATAAATAGTTTCATCACTTTCGTCTGCATATGAACCAATACAAATAGCATTAGCACTTAATGCCACTCCTTGATTAGTTATATTGGTTATTTTTGTGTTGCCTTTAGTGTTTTCAACACTTCCTATTTCAGAATCTTCTGTTGATCCAAGCCTGGCGTTTAATGCGTCTACATATTCTCCAGGAGGTAGTATCCTTTCGTCACTAGACTTATTCATTATGCCTTTGAAGAAAAAACTATTTAATTGCATATTACTTTATAATCTTATCTTGACCTCTTAAATTCATAAGTAGTCTTCCTGGGTGAATGTTACTCATTCTTATCTTGGCATTTCTAAGTAATGCTGATTTGCTTTTTCTGTATCTATTAACAATATACTCTGGTTCGTTTAATTTTGTGTTTAATATAGAGTAAGTTATATAAGAATACAAGAACTCTTCAAACATTTTGTTTACAGTAACTAATGAATCATCTCCATTTTCCATACCATCAGAAACATATTCCAATATAACAGACTTGTTTCCAGCACCTGAACTAAAATTAATTACGCCACCTTTTTTGTCTATTTTAAAAGTAGGTAATGCATTGGCTGTTTCTGTATTTAACCCATAAGAACCACCAATAGAAAAGTCAAAATACCAACACCCTTCCAAACAAAACCCATAGTAACCGTAATAAGGGCTAGTCTCATTTAAGTATTGGCTTCTAGTAAGCCCAGCTATTCTGTCTAATGTAATCTGAGAGTTTTCAGGGCTTAATACATTACCACTTGAATCAAATAATAAGTTGTTGTTATTGTCTTGCAAGTAAGCAGAAGCATAATTAGTTTGAATATTTTCACTTAAAGGAAATAAAGTTCCGTTGTGATATATAGATATCCTAACCCAGTTAACAAAATCAGAAGGAAGAATATATCTTAAGTTAGCTCCAACATTTAGTTGAAGTATTTTAATTTCTTTAAATGCATCATAGTTAAGTTCTTGTATGGCTCTTTTAGCGTGAAACAAAACTTGATACCTGTCTACATTATTAATAAGTTGGTTGTTACCAACATACATTAACATATAGTTATTTACAATGTCTTGTAGAGAAACATACTGATAAGAACCCCAATTAGCACTCTCTGGATTATTGCCTCCATTTTCATAATATTGATATTGTGATATATATGCCATTAGCTATTTTCTTGTATGGTTTCTAGATTCTCTTGTGTGGTTGCTGCTTGAACAATGTCCGCCTCTCTAATTGATAATCCAGCATACTTTAATATACTAATGACTAAATCTGTTTCATCAGATAAAGGTAATTCAAAGTCTTGAAAATCTGCTTGAGACTGGTCAAACAAAGGTTGTCCTCCTGTTAAAGTTTGGAAAGTCCACTTAGGGTCTTGAGGATATCTTACGTATTGTGTTTGAACATCAGCTACACCACTAATTGTAGATGGATAAACTGTAATGTTATTTCCTAAGGTAGTACTTGTAGCTCCACCTAACACATAAGCAGGATATTGTTTGTTTGGTGCTGTTAAGTTAGAATTAGTTAAATAAAATATTTTACTTTGACTCACTCTTTCAACCTCCGTGATGTTAGTATTACTATAGACAGCATAGTTTTCGTCTACTACAAATATGTCAGAACTTAAAGCAAGAGATGTGTTAGCAACCGCAGTGACATAAGCAGAAGTAGAGTCAGTGGTATTAACAACTATGTCACCTATATTTACTACACCTGTAAAGGTAGCGGTAGAATCATCTAGCTTGCCTGCTGTTGTACTGGTGGTTAATCCTGTAGCCAATTGAGTTGGGTAATAAAATACTTTGTCAATTAAGTAATAATCTAAAGGTAAGGAATAGGTATTGGCGTTTACTCTAGTTAAGAATGCAGTTACAGAAAAACTATCTAATACTTCTTCTAACCCTTTTTTAATGTCTGCATATCCTGTGCCAGATAATCTACCTAGTCGATTGTTCTCCTTGTTTATCTGAGTATTATACTGATAAAAGTAATCTTCAAATATATCTAGCTGTGCTTGTTTTGCGAAAAGGTTAAAGTCAGCTGGAGATATATATCCGTAATTATTTTTATTCAGTATAGAAAGAACAGTATTTCTAACAGAATTTATCATCTAAAATCTTTTGATACAAAGATAAGCAAAAAAAAAGAGCCTCTAGTAATAGAAGCTCTTGTATAGTATATTAGGTAAAATGTTATCCTAAAGATATTCCTATTACTTTATGAGGTAAAACAGACACATCGTGAGACACATCTGTCCAACTAGAAGAATAACCTTTAACTATTGATTCTTCAATCAAATCTCTAACCGCTTCACTTCCTGAAGCAACTGGAGTGTGTATTAAAGTAACAACATCAGCTGCTGCTGCTGCTGCGTCATAGGTAATAGTTACAGTGCTAGTACTAGCTTGTTCTACTAATAAAACTCCTGATCCAGAAACTAATTGACCGTTACTAACAGTTCCTGAATGAATGAAAAATGATTTTCCTGAAACTATAGGAGCTGTTCCACCATCTAAAGCTGTTAAAGTAAGATTGTTGTTATCTATTTTACTAGCAACTAAAAAATACTTATTATCTGTAGATTGATGAACAATGTCTCCCACAGAAACATTAGCGAAAACATCACCAGTATCTGTTAAGTCAGCTGACCCAACAGGAGTAACTGATGTTCCATTCATAATTGAGTTAAATACGGGTACGTTTAAAAACTTTTCCATATCTTAAGCTATTCCAATTCCGCTTACCGCCTGTGGTAAAGAACCCATTTGTAAAATAACTTCAGTCCATTGTTGTTTCAATACTTGAACAACACCATCCTGAATAGCATCTCTCATTTCTTCACTTCCAGCAGATACTGCAGCGTGAGTTAGAGTTACTTTTTTTCCTCCTCCGTAAAATAAAGTAGTTGTTGTGGTTGGATTTGATCCTGAGCCATCCCCTACTTCGATTAATTTAATGTCGTTACAAGAAACTAATTGGTTTTGTTCCCCTGTAACTGGTATACTTAAAAACTTTTGCATTGTTTAAAAAATTAAGTGGTTAATAATCTTACAAAGATAGCCTATTTTTCTAACATATCCTGGAAGGCTTTGTATATGTCAATCCCCTCATCTTTCTGAAAGAATGATGCCACTGTCTGTACGTGATCATCTCCAAAAGGAATAGTTAAAAGCTTGGTCTTTTTAGTCTTAAGATTATAATAAACATCCTTACCGTTGTTTCTTAAGCTTAATAATCCTTTGTCAAATACTTTAACTACAGTATCTTGTAGTTCCAACATTGGGTCATTAAGAGCATCTAAGAAATCTTCTGGATGGTTTTTAGCAAATAGTATAATGTCTCTTTTTAATTCAGCAGTAGTCAAATTACCTACTCTAAGTTCCAAGAATACTCTACCTAAAGTTTCCATTTGATCTAAAGTTAATTCAGCAGCTTGTTTAAATGCTTTTGCCTCAACTTCTAAATAATCTACTTCTTTTTGAGCATCTGCTTCTTTGTCTACTTCCTCAAAAACAGAACCATTGTCTGGGTGGTAATGTAAAAACTCCTGTAATACAGGATTGTTTTTAGGAACATACAACATTCCATCTTCAAAAATAACTGGGTCTAATATTACGTTTTTGTCTTGCTCATCTTCAAAAGGACTCTTTTGATTGGATGCATAACGTAAAGGTCTATTGTGTTCACCATCAAAATATAATAATGGCTTTCTTCTTGTGTTTCTAGAATTAATCGTGTGGCTTAATGGTTGATGACCGTTTCTCAACTTATACACACGGTCTTTTATCTCTTTCTTTTTTTTCATTTGATTTAATTTAAATTTTAAAAAACAGGAGGGGATTGCTCCCCTCCATAAATTATACTATTATTTGAACAATACGAAATTGTTTGCACCCATAGTACATAGTGCTCTTTCTGATAAGAAATTAACTCTCATCTCATCTCTATCGCTAGTAGCTGCACCACCGGCCGAACCAGTAATCCAAGACTTATAACGTCTGTCTTCAGTTTCAGAAGCTCTGTATCTTACGTGTAAGAATGGTCTCTTAGCGTTTCTTCCCAATACTTGGTCATAAACATTAGTTGAACCAGCTGGTACTAATACACCATCAATAGCTCCACCAACTAAACCACCTCGCATTGTAGGATCGTTAAGGTATTTCCAATCTGTCTTGTAGAAATCATATGCTCTTCTAAATCCAGAAAACCCTAGGTTTAATGCCATCTCTTCGTCATTATCAAATAATCCGTAAGATGAACCACCATTACCATAAGAGTTCTGAGCAGCTAACATATCATCAATCTCGAAAGATGTTTGTCTGTTTAAGAAAAGAACATTCTCTTCAATAGCGCCTTGCTTATCTAGTCTTTCGATAATAGAATCGAAATCTCCTAAATTAGTAATAGCACCTGTAAAGATATTACCTCTTGTCTCAATAGCAGAAAATAATCCTTCAGAACCAACAAAACCACCAGCAGCAGCGCCATTAGCTACAACTCCTTCAGCTTTAACAGCTTCCACCATTGCAGTTTCTAAGTAATCTTCAAACCTCATTCTTGTTTCGTGCTCTGCTTTTAAATACCATAGGTATCCATTAGCCCCATCTTCAGTAGATACTTCTACCCACCCGATTTGAGCCATATCAGAACCACTAACAGCGTAGTTGTCTTTGATGATAATAGGATTGTTTTCTAGAATAGTGTCAAATGGCTCTAAAGAACCTTCCATTCCAATGTCTCCTTTTTTAAATTCAGAACCATAAATGAAAACACTTAGCTTTTCTGAAGCACTACCTGTTCCTGTATATCCTCCTGTTTCGTAGAAAGAACAAGTGAAAGTATTTGCAGTAACAGCAGTAACAACACCCTTGTTAGCAATACTAGCAAAGCCAGCGTTTCCAGATATCATAACTGTTTGTCCTTTTCTAATAGCTATTTCTGATGCTGTACCAGCAGCAGCCATTATTTGGTCTGCAGGAATTAAAGTGTCAGCAACTGTAAATGTTCCTTGTCCAAGTCCAGCAGTAGCGTTAGTAGTTACGTCTGTGTATTTAATGTGTAATCTACCTTGTTCTGCCCATTTAATAAGGTCAGAATTAGAAGGCATCTCAGCACCTACCATTCTTAAGAAAGAAGAAAGAGTTCTGTTTCCATATCTCTCAAATTCCTTTTCGTATGTGTCTGGCAAATATTGATTTAAAAAATCAAAACTTGTCATATAGTTTGTTGCGGTTGGTACTCTAGTAGCACTTGGCTGTAGAGCAAACCCCGGTATATTTAAACTCATTGTTTTTTGTTTTTAATGTTTAACTTATTTATTTTTTGGTGACCTAATTGTCAATCCCCGCCTAGACGAGGGTGTCGTAGCCTTAACACTAAATCCTTGTTTAGATGTCACCTGCGGAGTTTGCCTCATATCTAAATTTATATTTTTAGATTTTTTAGCAGACTCATTAACAGCTGATGCCACCCCTTGCTCGTAAAAATACTTTGCGAACTTTTCAGGATTCATTGCCATTGACAACGACTTGTGATATCCAACTACATCAGATATCTCTCCTTGATCATTAGTAAACTTTGATATAAAGTTCATAATGTCAGATTGAGACTTCTTCAGTTCGTTGAAATCGCCAGGAGAATAAACATATTCTTTATCACTGATGTTAAACTTAAAACCTTTAAATTCTTCAGTAAACAATTTATTGGTGTTCTCCTGGAAACTTTCAGACCGCTTTCGCATTAATCCTTCAGTTTCCTTGGATTTCTCCACTTGTTCTTGATAAGCCTTAAACCTTTGTTGGTCTTCATCAGAAAACGTAGCGCCCATTGACTCAACAGGAACTTTATATTTTTCTTTTTGACCTTCAAAGTGTTTTAAAGCCTTCGCAAGCTCTTTTTTCTTATCTATGCTTTTCTTTTTTATTTCATCTTCCGAATCAACTTCAGGATCAGTTCCGAATCTAGAATTAAGTAAATAATCTATTTCTTCCTTGTCTAAGCCTTCTTCAACTTCTGAATAATACATAGATAATACTTGATCAGGACTTTCTTTACTATAATCTTTATTGATTTTAGCAAAGTCTTCAAATCCACGACCAGTCTCTTTTTTATACTGTAAGTAAGTCGCTACATCTGATGGTAACTCTTCTTGCTCTCTTTTAGCAAGTAGGTCATCAATAGAATTAACTTCCTTACTGTATTTCTCTCTAATAAATGAAAGAACTTCTTGTTCACCCATTTGTGGCTTTTCTTCCACTACAGGTTCTTCTTTAATTGGTTCTTCAGCTTTAATAGGTTCTTCTGTTTTAGATTCACCTATCTTAACTGCTTCTACCTTATTCTCTTCTACACTCTCACCGCTTACTTCGGCTTCGTGCTTTTGTAACAACTCCTCTTCTACTTGCGCTTTTGACTTCTGAGGTCCAGAGTCGTATTCTTTTACTTTAATTTCCATTTGATTTGATTTTTATGCAAAGTTACTAATTATTTTATTTATTTTATCGAGGTTCAAACTCTGCTAAATCGAACCCGTCTAAACTATCTTCTTTTGATTCAAAGTTAACTGGAGGCAACTTCTCTTGCCTCTGTTGAATCAACTTTGATTGCTCAGTATTTTGTTGACTTATCCTTTCAGACTTAGCCTCTTCTCTTTTTGTTTCTCTTGTATTGATAGCTGATTCTTCAACTCCCTTTAATTGCATATTAAGTTGGAACTCATATGTCATTAGTTGCTGCTTAAGAGCAGCTTCGTTTTTTAACTTCTCTATTTCAAAAGCTACTTCTGCTTGTTTCTCTCTCATCTTCATCTCACCCTCTAGCTGTATCTTTTGCATCGCAGCATCCGAAGCCATCTTTTGAGATTGGAACTGAGTTTGAGCAGTCATTTGCTGTTGCATTGCCGCTGCTTCTCTATCAGCATCTTGCTTTCTTTTTCTCTTAAGCTTTAATAGCTGATTAGCCATTTTTAAGTTTCTAACCTCCCTAATATCAATCGCATCTTCTAAACTAATATCATTTTTAGATAATGCCATCTGAATATTTTGTTCTAACATTGCTTTTTCTTCCTCATCAGGAGCAACTTCAATAAATATACCGAAGTCATATAGATATAAGTCTTTAATATCTTCTATTCTCTTTACATTGTATTTTCCTATTTGATTAGCAAACTCCTCTTTGAATGGAGCATACTCTAATAAATCAGCTATTCTTAACGACAAACCTTCTGCAAGTGTTCTGCTAATATATAAACTACCTTCTAGTATATGTCTAGTAGCTGTATTAGAATTAAGAGCTGCTAACTTCTGAACACCAACTAACGCATTTGGATCAGGTGTTGAACCATCTCTAGCCTCATTTAAGCCAGTTACCGCTCTAATCATTCCTAAGTAGTGATTATAATTTCCTATCAGTGCAGCCATCTTAGATTGACCACTGCTAGTATTTAATTGCTGTATTGGAACTCTAGCATTATTAAACTCTCCATCTTGAGTGTAACTTCTTCCAACTACACTACCTGTTTGGAAGTATAGTCTTAATGCATCTTCTGGATTGTATGCTTGTCCCGTTCCTAAATCTACTTCACTCAATCCATCTGCGTCTATAAACACACCATCTGGAACCATCTTAGCAACTACCTGCTGCAGCTTCAAGTGACTTATTTGAATTTGGTCAGCAAAAGGAATCATTCTTCTAACTAAAGACTCAATATTTCCTTTGTACATTCTTGGAGCACAAGCCACGTAGTTAGGCATTGCGTGTTGAGAAGCTGACTTTGGTCTAACCATATTCTCAGCTAACTCCCACTTTAACATAATATTAGAACCAGCTACCATTATACCTTCGTACCAAACCTCAATAGTTTTTTCAACTCTCTCAAACTTACCCTCCTTCATCATCTCTTCAGGTGGATTGAAAGTATCGTCTTTCTCAATCATTCTCTCTCCACCACCTTCTAATATTTTTTTCTTATACACAAACTTTTTAGTGGTCTTGTAATTAAAATATATAAGTGTAGCTGTGTCTTTGAAAAACAAACTATTCTCGTAAAACCTATTTACATTGTAAGAATCATACCAAGTCTGACTATATTGAGATATTTTCTTCATATCCTCCCTAGTTAAGTCAGGATCAATCTTAATTAACTCAGCTATTGGAAGTGTTTTAACTTCTCCCCAATAAAAACAATCTTTAAAATGTGGGTCTTCCGTATAACTATACACCACATTAGCAGGGTCTACGTAATCTACTTGAACACCACTCCCTGGTAAAAACTGGTGTTTAGCCATACCAACACCAAGAACAGTCATATCGTAATCAATTCTTTTCTTAATGTCTTGATAATGATTTTCTTCTAAAACTGTATTAATAGCCTCTTCTTCAGCAATCTCAATAGATGGCTTATATTTTAATTGCATATGTAACTCAAGCTCCTCATTATTTTCTGGAAGCTCTTCTACATCTGTCATAAATGGGTTAATACCAAAGGACTCTTGAAAGTCAGCAAAGATGTCTTTATTCAACATATCTCTTTCTACTAACTTTTGGTATTTGTTTCTGTGCTCACTAGATAAAGCGTCTTGAGCATATGCCTTAACGTGAAATAATCTGTTTGACATTCCATTAACAACAATGTCCACAAACTTAGGGAGTATTGGAACTGGAGTCCAATCTAGGTTGAGGTAAGATAAGTCACCATCAACAGCTAATTCGTTTTTGTATTTAGCAACAGATTGTTCACCTCTTGCATATCTCCTTAATTGATTAAAAGATTGAAGTTGGCTATAATATCTACAGCTCCCTCCACCTTTTCTAAACCACTCATATTGAATGGCCTGACCTACCTGTAATCCATATTCCATTGTTGCTTTATCAGCATCAGTGGCAAATTGATCTGGAAAACCTGCGGGGTTTATTAATAATTCAACGTCTTTCATTTATTTCAGTAATTCGCTTATATTCCCCTTGTTAGCATATCTTGCAAAGTTAATGCTTATTTTTGACTCTTTTTTGACAGGAGTGTACAAATGTTTTTGATTAGCCATTATAGCTAAACCAGAGCTAATCGAAGCATCAAATTTAGTTCTTTTATTAAT